TTACTGCTCGAACTTCTGATTTTGTTTGGACGATATACAAAAATGCAGTCAATCTGACAACAGGCTCTATAGGAACGTGGCAGGAAACTACTGACTACGATTTTACTAAGACTCCTGAGTCTCCTGACTTAATATCTATCAACAATATTCCTCGTTACTCATTACCGTTTAGGGGTCAAAGTCCAGACGATAGCGTAGTTAGAAATCACGTCATTTATCTTTGGTTTCAAAGCGGAACTAGCGCCCATCGTTATGACATCATCGATAAATCTGGGGTTATTAGAAAAACAGAGGCTTTCTTAACAAGCAACGCTAGAGACAACGAAGTTCTCAAGTACGTCAACGGAACTTACCCGAACGAAGCAGTTGATGTCGCCTACCGAAACCCAAATCTAAACCTCAAAATGCCTTTGGCAATCTGGGACGGTGTCAGCTCTGAAGCCCAAGCGTCTTCTTTGCTTGCCGACGTATACGAGGAAGTCCTTCGCACTTCTCTGATCGAAACAAACTACGGAGGCACAGCACTAGGCGTCGACGTAGATGCTCCTGTCGTGGTGCTGGCTGTCACGGGTACCGCGAGTATCCCTACAGTTACGATTATTTCACCGGTAGGTGTTGCAACGGGAGGCGCCGCCTCTACCGCTACAGCTATTTTACCTCAGATTACCGTCAGTGCCCCCGCACCGGCAAACGTCGTGTCGGGCACCGCCCAACCGGTACTTTCGTCAATCACTGTGGGGGCTCCTCTCACGACAGAGACAGTCGTTGAGATACCCATCGCGAACCCGCCAATTAGCGTGTCTGCCCCTGCGGCTACGCTGGCAGTAACGTCGACAGCGACGGCCCAGCTCGTTGTTGTTACGACGACTGCTCCACAGGCGACTCTTTCTGCGTCGTCTACCGCCGCGGCTACTCTCGTAACTATCACGGTAAGTCCTGCCCAGAGCGAAACAACTCTCGACGTACTTGTTGAGGCGACCCTCCCTGCAGTCAGTATAACTGCACCGGAAACCATTGAAGTTGTTATCGAGCAAGTCGCTCTTCCACAAGTAACCCTTACCCCTGCCGAGGCCACCCTTTCGGGTTCGGCCGTTGCTACCTACGCGCTTGTATTGATCGACGCTTCGGCGCCCCAAACAACCCTCACTGCCGCTGGTAACGTAGACACCGCCATTGTAACGATCAGTGTCGGGGTACCGGGGGTAAACGCAGTAGGTACTTCGGGTGGTACTGCGTCTGCCTCTCTCCCCGCGGTTACAGCAAGTACACCCGAACCGACTGTTCTGGTGTCTTCGAGTGCGACTGCTACACTTCCGCAGGTTACTGTAGCATCACCCGACGCGGATGTACTACTCGACTCTCTTAGCGAAGTAATCGCAGGCAGTACGACCCTCACCGCACTCCCACAGCTCGTACGTGGAGCCGCGGCTAGTTCCGCAGGTACTTCCTCTGTAACGGGCAGTGCAACCGAAGTCGCTTCTATCTCTGGATTAGTGCAAGGAACGTCGCAAGTTGCGGCCGCTCCTACAGCAGTACTGGAGGGTGCGACGGATCAAGTCGACGGCACGAGTGTTGTTTCTGGGTCAGCAGACAGACTAAAAGACGTTCAAGGTAGCGCACAGGGCTCGACAACTCTCTCGTCTAGCTGTACAATAGTTAAAAACGCCACCTCATCTGTCGCAACTGCATCCGCAGTATCTGGCACGGCAGAATTCACAACCAATCTACAAGGCTCCCTTGCCACCGCGTCAACCGTATCGGGTATTCTCGGTCAAACCCGCGGAGTATCGGGGACTATCGCAGGGTCTGCGACAGTTTCCGCAATTGCGTTTGTAACCACACCGCTTATTGCAGGGGACGTAAGTGAGCTACGCACTGTCACAATTGCTGAAGACACCCCACGTGTAGCTATAGTTCAAAGTGATACGATCCGCTACGTGGCGGTATTCGCGGATCGTTCTAGAACAGTTAGGATAACAGGATAATGGCTTACAAGTTCCCTGATAAAGACTCCGGAGATAAGCTGGATTTTACGGTGGATTGGGGCACCTACCTACGTAAGTTAAATGTAGACATTGCGTCTTTCCAGTGGAAAATAAAAAAAGCCGACGGAACTGTCGTGGATTTTGATCTCGGCAGGGTGTTTGAAAACGACACAGTTTCAATTGCCGACAACGATTCCGTTGGTTTATTAAATGTAGGGCAATTAAAGTCTGGCAATGCTCTTACTATCGTACTCGACAAAGGTGTTAACGGCGAAACTTACCGTCTTGTGTGCCAGATTACAACAGACGTCGCCGGGGCTACTGGCTCCGCGATTGTGACAGACAGAGAAATCATTTTAAGAGTGAGGGACCGCTAGATGGCATACGACTTTTTAGGTCTCGTAAACGACATCGCGAAAAGGCTGAACGAGACGGAACTCACCGCAGATAACTTTGACAGTGCTGTCGGGGTGTACTCGGCGTTTAAGGATTCCATTAACTCGTCCATCCGCCACATCAACCACTCCCATTTCTTTTACCCCTTTAACCACAACTTAGAAGACGAAGCAATGACGCCGGGAGTATCGCGGTACTCTCTTCCAGATACTGCAAAGTACGTGGACTTCAATTCCTTCCGAGTTAAACGAAACGCGGCACTCAACATGGCCGAGGGTAAAAAACTCGAACCACTATCATACGAAGAGTACCTCCGTACCTACATCGATCAAGAGTTTGAGTCAGATTCAACAAAGGGCGGCACACCCCGGTACGTAATTCGCACTCCGAATAACGAGTACATCATTGTGCCGATGCCAGACAAAGCGTACGAATACCAGTACGAATACTACATGAACGCGCCAGACCTCGAAGAGTATGACGATGTCCCGACCATCCCAGAAAACTACCGGTACTTGATTGTAGACGGAGGAATGTACTACGCGTACATGTTCCGCGACAACATCGAGCAGGCCAACATCGCCCAACGCAAGTTTGAGAATGGTATCAAACAGATGCGGACCATTCTGGTTAACGAACACATGTACTTTAGGGCCTTCTAAGTATGGATCGCTGGCAGACATACCCCGTGTCATTCGCGGGGGGTTTAGTATCTAACATGAGCTCCCTTGCGCAAGGGACTCAATTACCGGGTACTGCCCAGCGGCTTGTGAATTTTGAGCCCGCTATCGACGGGGGCTACCGCCGGATTAAAGGCTACACGAAGTACGATCCCAACGTTATACCGGGTACTGGGGATCTGCGCGGGATCTTTTACTTAAATGACGCCGTGTACGCTGTCCGCGGGACTCACGTTTACATTTCCGGCGGCAACGGGTGGATACAACTGACGGACAACGCGACGTACAATTCCACAGGAATCACCATCGGTTCCGGCACGTCAACCGTACGCTTTTTACCGTTAAACTTTGACGGTAACGATACAATCTTGATCTTAGACCCCTCCGGTAAACCTTTGCAATATAAAGGGGGCCAGCTTACCAGATTGACGAGCCTTCCTGCGGATGCGTCCGGGGCGACTTTTGTTGAGGTGTTCAAAAACCACGTGTTTCTTGCGTCGGGAAGTACTCTTTTGTTTTCTTCCCCGTACTCAACGACTGACGCTACGCCTGCGTCAGGTGGCGGCGTAATCAACGTAACTTACAACGTCACTGGGCTGATTACATTCCGCGACATGCTTCTTGTGTTTACAGAAAAAAGCATTTTGCAATTGACAGGGAGCACAGTATCAGACTTTGCACTGCGCCCGATAACTGACAACTTAGGTTGCGTACACCCTGACACAATACAAGAAATCGGCGGGGACGTTATCTTTCTTGCCCCCGACGGGTTGCGGCTTGTCTCCGGAACAGAGCGGAATGATGACTTCGGACTTGCTGTTGTGTCGCGGAACATTCAAAAAGAGATGAAAACGTTCATCGACAACCACTCTACGTTTTGTAGTGTCGTAATACCAACAAAGTCTCAGTACAGGGTGTTCGGGGTATCCAATACGCCTAACAGCGAGGGCCGTGGTATCATCGGTGTGCAGACTGCCCCACAAGGCGGTGAAAACATGATGTGGGCGGAAACTATCGGAATAAAGGCCGCGTTTGCGTACTCTTCGTACGAGGACGGAGACGAAAAGATCGTGTTCTTAGACACCACGGACTATGCGTACGCGATGGAGTCCGGTAACAGTTTTGATTCCGAAGACATCCTTGCGGTGTACATCACCCCCCATTTACCGATCACTGACCCGAGCACACGAAAGACTCTGTACAAGCTTGACGTGTTTACAGACCCAGAAGGGTCCTTTGATCTGACCATCGACACTATCATAGATTATGACGTAGACACTGTTATACAGCCTGCGTCAAAGTCTATTGAAAGCAACATAGGGGCGGACGAATTTTCTTTGTACGGATTAACCGTGTACGGAGGAGGCGAGTACTCAAACGCAGTGATCAACGACTTATTTAAAATTAACCTTGAAGGGTCCGGGAAAATGTTTGCGTTTAAGTTTGAGTCTGAAGGCACGTTACCCCCGGTCTCACTCAACGCAATGAGTATTCAATACGCTCAGAATGGAAGACGATAATGGCTGGCTACACTCGAAATAACTCAAACATAACAACGGGAAACGTCATTCGTGCGGAAGATATAAACGGCGAGTATGACGATCTTGTAACGGCGTTCAACGCGGTTTCCGGACACACTCACGACGGCACTTCCGCAGAGGGGGCTCCTATCACGAAGGTAGGCCCCGCGCAGAACATATCGGTTACTGCAACTGCGGTGGTCCCTTCCATTCACGATCAGATGGATATCGGCACTACCACACTGCGTTTCGCGAAAGGTTATTTTCAAGGCGACGTAGCTACCGAGGGTGCTTTTGTTGGCGACGTAACAGGCAACGTGACAGGCGATGTCACAGGTGATGTAACCGGTAATTTGACGGGCGATGTAACGGGTAACGTAACAGGCGACCTGACTGGAGACGTTACAGGAAACCTTACGGGAGATGTGACAGGTGATGTTACTGGGAACCTCACAGGAAATGCCGGCACGGCTACAGCATTGGAAACTGCGCGGAACATTGCTGGACAATCGTTTGACGGTACAGCAAACATTAACATTGCCCCTACAGATCTAACAGACGTCACCGCCACTGCAAGTGAAATCAACATCTTAGATGGGGCTACTCTCACGACGGCGGAGTTAAACATTCTTGACGGGGTAACATCTACCACAGCCGAACTCAACCTTTTGGATGGGGCTACGGTTACAACCGATGAGCTAAACATTCTTGACGGTGTGACAGCCACAACAACGGAACTAAACATTCTTGACGGTGTGACAGCCACAACGGCGGAGCTAAACCTCGTCGACGGCGTGACGGCCTCCACATCCGAGTTAAACATTCTAGATGGGGTGCTCGCTTCTGCGTCTGAGATCAATATTCTTAACGGGGCGACTTTAGACACCGCAGAACTAAACCTCTTAGACGGTGTCACAGCAACTACTGCTGAATTAAACTACGTAGATGGGGTGACTTCTAATATCCAGACCCAGCTAGACGCAAAGCAAGCAACCTTGACGTCTACGTCAAACGGCTATGGAACTCGGACTGTATCGACGTCCGACCCATCTGGCGGGGTCAACGGTGACATTTGGTACAAAGTAGAGTCCTGATATGCCAATCAACGTAAAAGACAGTGGTGTCTACAAAGAAGCACAAAACGTATACGTAAAAGACAACGGCGTCTGGAAAGAGGCGACACGTGTGTGGGTATACAACGGGGGTTCGTGGAAACTCGTGCACACCCCCGGTTTCACTGTCGATGCGGACTCTAGATACTCGGACATCACTGGGATTACGTACGACGTTGCGTTCACTAACACTACTTCGGGGGATCACGTTGAGTACTACGCGCCTATACCGTTTGGTACAAACTACATCGATTACCTCATGATTGGTGGGGGGGGTTCGGGAGGCAGAGTCCCTTCGAGTAATAACGGGAACTGGGTTGGCTCCGGAGGCGGTGCGTCCCCTATTATGTACGGACGAGTAAAGGTCAATATCTACGACCCAAACCGCTACATCAAGGTAGAGGTAGCCGGCGCTCGTTTTACAAGTTCGTCGTCGGTGTCGGGTAGGGGTCGGCAGGGGCAGTATTCAGCCTTCAAATACAGTCAAGATCTGGAGGACAGCGGCTTTAGTTACCGCCCCCGTATGTTAGTCCCCGGCGGGATGGCCGGAGAACCCGGGGATGGGACGCATCGTCGCCCCTTGTATTTAGGTCATGGACAACTTGTAACGGACCTCAATCCTTTGAACGGGCATCTAGCTAACATTACGGGTTTTGCAAACCTCGCCTCGGCAGGGGTAGGGGGGACCTACGTCACCTCCGAACGCAGGATGTATTACATGCCGCATTACTTCCTATATGAGAATGTTGAAGGAACCCTGTACTCTTACATTACAGGGAGCAGTGAAGAGGTACAGGACGAAAGTGAACTCGATACTCAGCCCCGCGCAACAATCTGGAAAGAGGACTCGTCGTGGGCCCTTCGCTATTACACTTCAAGTACCAATAGTTACTCAGTGGTACCCCCCATTTTCCCGTTGCACCCAGACAACGTGTGGAGTGACGTGACTTACGAGAACAACTACTCGGTTAGCTGTGGCATGATCTTACCAGAACCGCCAAAAAGAGCTACGGGATACGCCGGAACATTTAGGGGGGAAACAGACTCCAATGGGCTCCCTCAACAACAACAATTTGCAAAAACTGAAGGGGCAAATGTGTCGGGGCCTTTCCTTACTTCATGGGACGGCGGTGTTCCGCCTATCCGTAGCGGAGCAAGCAACGGCACCGAGTACGGCAGGGGCGGCGATGCTTACAATGACGCGGGAGAACCCTTCAGTACGCAGGCAACAAAGGGTATTGTTATGTTGAAATTTGTGAGTTAAGACATGGAATTTCAAGATCTTTTTAACACAGCAATGGGAGGCCTCCTAGTACTCGGAGGGTGGTTCATGCGGATCATGTGGGACAGCCTACAAGGTCTACAACAGCAAGACCGAGACCTTGCAGAAAAGGTCGGAAAAATTGAAGTACTGGTTGCCGGAGAATACGTACGGAAGGACGACTTTGACCGGATCATCGAACGACTGTTTGACAAGCTAGACCACATCGAAATGAAGATTGACCAAAAGGCCGACAAGTAACCCCAACGGTAAGCCGGCCTGCCTCTATAAAAATAATAGGAAAATCAAGATGATATTCGAGGCTATCGCCGCAATCAAGATAGCGAATGAGGCTATCGGTGCGATCAAGGAGTTTGCGGGGCACGTATCTTCAGTTGGCGAGATGGGGAAGGACCTTACGAAGCTTGCAGATGCCAAGGAAGAACTAGAGAGGTCTGCGGCTGACGGTGACATGGACGCGTTTTGGACTTTGCAGGATATCGCTAAACGTGAACGCGAGATAAAGGACATGTTCATCTACCAAGGCCGTCCGGGCTTATGGGATGACTACTGCAAATTCATCAACAACCGCAAAGAGATGCGGGCGAATGCTAAGAAGCGGGAAGCGGCGAAGAAGGCGGCCCGTAAGAAGATGATTAAGGACTGGTCCATAGGCATTGCAGTCACTGTCGGCGCACTCAGTGCAGTAGGCTTAGGCGCGTACATCCTGTACTGGATCATATCAACCAAAGGTAAATAACGTGTGGATGCTATTCGTAATTGTGCTTGAGGCTAACGTGTACTTCGTAGCCCCTAAAGGCCCCTTTATGAGTATGGAAGGGTGCTTTGAAGAGCGTGAGCGTAGTCTGGCTACGTTTCCAGAACCTAAAATAAACTATGAAGCTGTGTGCGTACATACCAACAAAATTAGAGGGGCACTATGACCGAATTCGATAAAGCAGACCAGAATGGCGACGGGGTAATTGACCGTGAAGAGTGGCACAAGATTGAACTCGAGGACAAGCGCAGAAAGATGGAGGACGCCGATGCTCAACGTGACTCCCAGAGGCGGATTGTGGCTATTTCTGCCCTCGTAGCGACGTTCTTCGGGGCCAATGCGTACCAAGCAAAGAAGGATAAGTAACCATGCTCCAGATGCTACTCGGCCCAGCCGTGGAACTCGCAAAGGATTTCGTGAAGGGTAAGGCTGAAGAGAAGAAGGCAATACAAGAGCGGAAGATCAGCGCAATTCAGAACGACGCCGACTGGGAAGAAAAAATGGCGTCTGCCACGGGTAAGAGTTGGAAGGATGAGTTCTGGAGTGTGATATTGGCGTTACCGATCCTCGCGGTAGCTTACAGCGTAATTACGGACAATCCTGCGGTGATTAGTAGCTTAAACTCCGCATTTGATACGTTGAATAGTCTACCTGAGTGGTATCAGTACTTATTGTTTATCGCTGTGTCTGCGAGTTTTGGCTTAAAGTCCGCAGATAAAATCATGGGAATGAGGAAGAAGTAAAGTGGCTGTGACACAGAAAGGAGACAACTCCGACATTATAAACCTTGTCAGACGGCAGTCGGGAGTTGCGGGTACACCGACGTTGCCTGCGGGTTCTATGTATATTCCGGAAGACATTACGCCGGAAGAAAACGAGATAATACCGGACGCCCCTGAGTTAGGTGACATAGAAGCTACGACTTACACCGCACCAGAGACAGGCCTTGACGTTAAAGCGCCGCAACAACCTACGACTCCTACGGTAACAGCAACGTCCGTCGGAGATGTTGGCCAAGCAAAGTTTGCGGTAGGTGAAGTTGACCCTCGGTCTGTTGTCGGAGACATTCAAGGGGAAGTTTCTGAGCAGTCCATCGCTAAGGCCGCGACACAAGACCTTGACGTAAAAGCGACGACACAGTACCAACTTTCTGAGCTGTACAAAAGTCTAGACAACGGTGAGCAACTTCCCCCGTGGGCGGCCCCTGCGGCTCGCGCGGCCAACGCCGTGATGGCGGCCCGTGGTCTCGGGTCAAGCTCTGTAGCGGCCGCGGCAACCATACAGGCTCTTTCAGAATCGGCCTTACCTATTGCAAATGCCGACGCGCAACGCTATGCTACTATACAACTACAGAACTTAGATAACGAACAAAAAGCGGCCCTCCAAAACGCCGCTACCTTTGCCGCTATGGACCGTGCTAATTTAGACGCACGTATGACTGCCGCGGTAACAAACTCCCGCTCTTTCCTTGAGATGGATCTTGCAAATCTCACGGCAGAACAGCAGGCAAACACCCTTACGTACAATGCAAAGACGCAAGCGATGTTCAACGACGCCGCGGCTGAAAATGCGGCAGACCAGTTTAATGCAAAGAATCAGATACAGGTAGACCAGTTTTTTGCTGAGCTAGGGGTTCAAGTTGATACGGCCAACAAAAACCGTACGGCGGCCATGCAACAGTTTAACGTTGACCAGCAGAACGCTATGGAGCAGTACGTAACAAACACGAACAACGCCCGTGAGCAATTCAACATTAACATGCAAATGCAAATCGACCAGTCCAACGCCGCGTGGAGACGAGAGACAAACCTCGCAAACACGTCGGCACAGAACGAAGCAAACAGAGTGAACGCACAAAATATCCTCGGGTTGACTACCTCTGCGCAAAACGCGCTGTGGCAAAAATACCGGGATGAAATGGCGTGGGCTTTTCAGGTTGCGGAAAACGACGCCCAACGTGCTCACGCTGTAGGTATGGCGGCGATGAGCAACAATTTTAACAAGGACGCGTACGACAAAGAATTACGAGACAGTCTTGGCGTACAGCTTGGTAAAGCGGCACTTAGTTGGGTATTTGGGTAGGTAGATATGGGTTTATTAAAAACGATTAAGAAGGGTGTTAAGAGCATTGGAAATGCCGTTGGGGATGTCTTTGAGGGCGCCGGTGACTTTGTTTCTGACGCAGTAGAAGACGTAGGAGACTTCGTTGAAGACGCGTGGGATAACGACATTGTAAAGGCCGCGGCTTTAGCGGCGGGGGCGTACTACGCGTACCCCCTTGTAGCCGGGTCAAGTGTTAGTGTAGGAGCTTCCGCTACTGCCAGTGGGGCCTTGTCGACAGCCAGCACATGGGCCAGCAACGCGTGGACGGGCCTTGTTGACAAAGCGTATCTTGCTGGATACTCGCCGAATGCGTTGGGGGTTGCTGGGTACGCAGTATCTGGTGTGGGCAAAGCTCTCGTGACGGCAAACACCGCAGGAGGAATGCTCGGTGTTGGCGCTCAAGGAGGACAGGGGGGAACCGGCGGGCCGAAAATGCCGTCGATGGCACGGGCAAATGCGGTCAACTCTCCTAGCACTCAGTATGGTTCGTTCAAAGCGAGCGTAACAAACTTAGGAATGGACCCACGGGTTGCTGACGCAATGGCAAAAGTTGCACAAACAAACATCCCGTCAATCCGCGGGGCAATGAATCAGGTAGGCCGTGTTGCGGCCAGCGGACCAAACATCAACGTCGGATCAACAAGTATCGGCGTTAGGGAGACTACACGTGCAGTTTAACCCAATCAATTTAGCACCCCCGGGACACAGCTTAACGCAACCCCGGGGAAAGTGGCCGTGGGACAAGCCCGCAGTGTTTTCGGACCCGTCTCAGGCTGTGGCGTTTATTGTCGATAAGCTGGAACAGCCCGAAGTACAGCGAGGCTACATGAAGATGATGCTTGCTGGGGTGTCCATCGAGGACATGACTCAGTCCATCTCTATGGGCGGTTTTGCGAAGGGCTACTTTAACCCCGACATTGCGGAACTTATCCAGACTCCCGTTTCTTTTTATCTCATGGGGATTGCTGTGGATAACGGCATCCCTGTGCGAGTGTTTTCAGACACCAAAGAGGGCTTAGGCAAAGAAGATGACGGGATGGACGACGAGACACTACTTAACGCAGTGCGCTTGCAAAACCCAGAGATCTACAGCATGTCCCTTGAGCGCGAGCATCAGATGCTGAACAAGCAAACGACACGCTCACAAGGAATGCTCGGGGTGGACCTTCCCCCTGAAGAGATGGCGGGCTTGATGCAAGGTATGGGCCCAGAGGGTGGCGCCGATATCTTTGAAGGTCCTAGTGAGATGGAGGACGAGGTATGAGTTTCGGACTGTCGTTTTTATTGGGCGGTGTTCAGGCCTACAACGAAAAAGTGGATGCTAAAGCCGCTGAAGAAGCAAAGAAATACAAGAAACTCCAGGCTGCCGGAATATAAATAACGAGTGATACTCGCACCGACCAGCGCCGGACACACCCGGCCAGACCAAAAACGTCAAGGCGATCTTCTGAACTACGGTTCAGGGATCGCCTTTTTGTTTTTAGAAAGGAGGCTACAATGTGAGCTA